GTCGGTTTGCCAGATTGTGTTAGGCATGATATTGCGGAATTCTTGACGAAATAATCGATCGAATTCTTGGTCTGATTTCATTTAAGAACGTAGTGTGATATGAGATAGATTACTGAGGCTGATAAGAAACCAATGATGCCAATCCCCCAGCTGATCAATCTATCATTGCCTTTTTCGGTCAACTTGCTTACACTGGACTTGACTTCAGTAACCATGACGCAAAGATGTGCAATATTTTCAGCCATTGTGCTCATTTTGTCTTCTAGTGCATTGTAGCGTTCAGCGCAGAGCTCCACGTGAGCTTCTAGACTTTTCTTTTCAATTTCTGTGGCTTCAACCATTTTTAATCTCCATCATATATTTATGGAAATTGGTGCAAACCAAATATTCTGTCTGACGCCTTCGGTAACCAAAAATGGCTCAATATCTGGGTCGTTATTGAGTTCGCGCAACATGGGCACTCCGGCAGCATCGGCTCGCAGGACCGACACTGGATCTGCTTCCGGGCCGTAGACTCCATCAGATTCTGTTTCAAATTCAAACATCCAACGTGTGCCAGTTTGATCCTGTATAGGATCAGTTAACGCAAACAATTGAGTTCGTAACCCTAGTATCTGCGTAAGTGTTTCCCAGTTGCGTTGTTGGTTTCTAGAACGATTCCAGGATTCCACATCGCGAATCAGCTGACCAGCACGATCTTGGAATGGCATGCGGGTAGCTTTGCAATGGCCGGTCACACCAGTGGCAGTGATATCAAACAAGGTCTGACAAATAAATTTCATTTGTTGGCCCTGCCTAATTCGTATAATATTTCAACCTGTTCACACAGCCTGTCAAGTTCTGGATTTGTTTGGCGAGCTCCAAAAATATCAACCCAACGTTTTTCTTGCTCTAGTTCTTTGAGTTCTTTTTGTAATCCAGGATCCTGACTGTGCAACTGTCTTGTCGCACTTCCGGGGCGCCTGGCATATACAGTGCGGCCTCCATCGGGACTTTCGTATATGACTACTTCTGTGATCTTGTCTGATGCCATGCAAGTATTTAACTGTAAAAAAATAGTCAACAAAAAACCCGCCTAAGCGGGTTTTTGTATATCAACTTAAAATTAATTAAGCAGACAATTTGAAGCCAAGACTTGTGCAAGAGCTCAGTGTGTAACCAGGATATGTAATCTGGGCAGCAGCCAAGAAAATTGCTGGATCAGCTTCTTGTGTAGAATCAGTAGCTAAAACGTTACCGAATGCACCAGCTGGGAATGTAGCGATGCTGATAGCTGTGCCATCAACTTGATACATAGCAACTGTAGCTGTTTGTTGAATTGCTTGGATAACGTTAGAAACGTAGCCATTAACTTGGCCTTGTGTGTTAACACTGTTGTTAGCAACCAAACGGAAAAAGTCTAATTTAGGACCTTGGAAGTTAATTGGAATACCAGCCAAACTAGCTGTTTGAGCAGGGTTACCATTCAATACGTCTGTTGCAAATACTGGTTGTGCGCCACCAGAAACTTTAGTAATATACGCCATTTTTAATTCTCCTTAATATGTGACCTCAATGGGTCTGCTTGTATTTATATCTTTTGGTAAAATTCAGGAGTTAGGAGACCAAATTAGGGTTGTTTAATATGCGATTTCCGGCGCTAAAGCCAAAGCGATTGACTAACTTGGCACGGCCCGCAGGAGTGGCCAAAACCCATCCTTCATGTCCAGGTTCTTGACGATCTAGTTGGTTTAGCATGTCCATTTTGATTTCATGTAGCAACAAGAACGCACTAAAAGCGGCGGTAATGCCATCCATGTTTGATCTTGGACTTTGTAAGTATTCTACAATGTTGTTATACTTGCGTGGTGTTACACTTTGTTGTAACCATGCACCAAAGTCAGGCAATAAGTTTTCATAATCTGTAGTTATTCTAGAATTTACATAACGCTTACATAGTGCAGGCAAGTCACTCAATTGTGCAGCTCTGAGTTCGGTGGGATTAAACAGGCCATTGATTGCGGCACCGTGTTGATTAGTAAGTTGTTTAAGTTGTCGAACCAATTTTTTATTAGGAGTAACGTTCTTGATATCTTTAACAGTGGGTTCAACAATTAATAATCCTGGAACTCGATTTAGATTAATATGATGTATGGGTTCTGGCTGTGCATCAGCTGTTTTGTAACGAGTATGAACAGCAATGCCTACTTCACTGGAACCGATTGCTTGACCTAGTCGGCTTGATGCCGGAATACGATACTCTACAAAGTTAGGTTTAAACTCATAAGCACCAGATACTTCGGGCGGTGTGTTAGTATAAAGTAAATCGCCTTGGACATAGCCTTTGAAATTTTTAGGCGTAGCAGCTTCCAATAAAGGCCAAAGTTTGGCATAAATGCCGATTAGTTCTCCACGCTCACCACCACGAGCCTGCATGATACCAGCCAATTGTTGCATGCTGGTAGCACGTCCGGTATATCCTTTGGCGCCAAATCCTGACTTGTCAGTTAAAACAAATTGACCGTTTTCATCGCGACCCCAAACAATAGCCGGCTTGCCATCCCACTTGACTGTGGTATGTTTGCGAGTATCTTCTGCGGCATGGTTCATAATAGACATAGCTTCTTCGATGCCACGAGTGCCACGATCAAACACTAGATCTTCAATGTGTGGAATACGTGCTTCTGCTTCCATCAAGGCTGTTTCAATCAAGGGTTTCATACCTTGATTAACAATGCGGTCACGCAGTTTAGCTAAAAAATTTATTTCTGTCACAGGTTGATATAATTCTGCACTTTCCAAGAAAGGTAGGCCTTCGCGTTCCATATGTTGTTTAAAATCTGCTAACTTTTGCTCACGTTGCGGATCTGTGCTTAAGGCCTGTAATATTGATTCTACACTGGCCAAGTCTTGGCGTGTAGCTGTCTTGTTCAGTAAGAGTTTTGCTACACGATCTGGATCATTGGTAATAAGTTTGTCGGTGGCACGGTCAGCAATGCCCGAAACCTGATTCAATTTGTAACCCATGCTTTTGGCAATACTATTCATCAACACATTGCGCTCGCGACCTTTATACTTTGAGTCTACGGGCATGGCGCCCAGCACAAACTTTGACCAGGGCACATCTTTCATAAACATGAAATCAGTCTGCACAAAGCCGCGGTCTGGTCTGCCATCTATAGGTGTTTTGAAATGCACTGCGGTGCCAGACTTGCGCACATAGTCTTCAGGTTTAAATCCATGACTGACCGCCCATTGTTTGAGTCTTGTTTCTAATTGCTCTTTGGATACCCGATTGGCATCTACAGCAATATCTAGGTCGCCCGAAGTATCTTTGATACCAGTTGATCCAAGTGTGTTGTTTTGCAAATCTAAACCTGGCAACATTTCCTCAAGCCAGGCCAGAGTGGGCTTCACATCGGTCTGAGCAATGCGTTGTGTTAGGATCTGGCCGTCACCGTTTTTGAATACGTTGCCACCTTCTAATATTTTCATAGACCTTGGAAGCCCATCATGATCAATAAAGCATCGGCAGCAGCATTACCGGTCGAAGTGACTCCAAGATCTCCTGTCAACTGTTGTGCCAGTTTGCCTGCGGCAGGAAAATTGCTGGTCAATTCATCGGGCAGTTGCTGACGCATATTTTGAGCTAGACTACGAGCATCCAAATTGCTACCAGCCTGTGTGTTGGCCGCTGGTGCTGTGCTAGCCGCTGTTTGTGTTTTGCCGCCGGGTGCAGTATTTTGTGCTACGGCTGTTTGTTGCACCAACTTCAACCATAGGTCTTTTTCTTTTGGCACTAGCGCAGCGGGTTTGGCCGTTGGCTGTGGAGTTGGTTGTGATTGTGCGGCTGGTGCCCCGAGTGCAGGGCCAGAGGTCGGTTTGTCATTGCCGGTGGCAGCCTGTATTTTTTGCTGTAAACGTTCACGTTCGGCCGCGGTAGGTGCACCCGGTTTGGCAGCACCGGTAACTTCAGCTTCGGTTACTCCTGTGGGCTGGCTAAGTTGTGCTACTAACTGTCGTATTTGTTGTTGATTGATCAGATTAGGCAGATAGACACCGCTTAATAAATTTTTGTTCACAAACGCCATTAAGGCCTGTTCATACATACCGGTTTCGCGGGCATCTGGGTTTGATCTTAGCAGGTCTTTTTCGTAGGCTTTCCAAGCACGATAACTTTTATCGGCCAACATTTTTACCTGTTGCTGTCTGAGTGGATCGGCCTTGGCTGCTGAATAGTCACCCGGTCCAGTTAGTTTATGAGTTAGATTTTGAACACCAGCCTGTGCTTTGCCAACTAGGCCACCTAGAGCACTGCCAACGCTTTCAGTAACAGGTGCTTGTGTAAGTTCATGAATTTGCATCGGTGCGTCTCACTGTGCGAGTAAATTTACCTGGGTCGCGTTGATTGATAGCATTGAGCAATTTACGCTTGAGGTTTTCTGCTTGATCGGGGGCATAGGATTCATCAATTTGCTCTAGCA